ATAGCTGACGGTACCAAGCACAACGAAGATATGGATAAGGAAACTCTGAGAGCAGATGCAGCCTTGACCGGCAAACAGATGGATAATGCTACAAAAGCACACGTTGCCTCTCAAAAACCTGCAGCTCCTGCAAATTAATGATTGACCCCGTGGTTTATTTTACTATATGATTTAGACCACTTTACTTTACCAACCAACTACAGGAACTCTAAATGAGCAATCCAGATCAAAAAGAAGTCGAATTAATGACTGCAAACCTTGACCACGCAATCGAAATGGGCGAAGCATTAAAACGTCTCCAACGTAACGGAGATTTCAAGAAAATCATCACCAACGGTTACCTGAAGGAAAAAGTTCTGGCTTCCGCATCTTTGCTGGGTGTTCCCCAGGAAAGGCAAAACCGAGTAAACATCATGGAAGACATGATTGCAGCATCAAACCTGCAGTTCTTTCTTCGTTACATTGAAGCTCAGTACGAATCTACTAAAGACCCAATCCTGTCTGACGAAGAAGAAGCTGAGCTTGCTGCTGCTGCTGCAGAAGCCCAAGCAGGGGAGCTGAACTAAGATGACTGGTCCAGAACTCACAGAAGAAGATATCATGGCGAATGACATCGACCCGATCGATGCTCTTCGTGAAATCCGTCAAGCCCAAGGTGTAGCTGCAGAAGACTTACCCGAACGGACTGACATACCTTCCGACGAAGTTCTGGACCAGGAGCCTGAACCCACGCAAGAACAGGATCCTGCCGATGAAAAAGAAGCCCCAGCCGATGAACCTGTAGATGAAGATGCCCCATCTGAAGACGCCCAGACTGATGGCGAACAAGATAGTGGCGACGAACCAGCTGCTGATGAGGATGCTACTACGGAAGAAGGTCAAGAAGCCGCAACCGAAGCAGTTAAGGAACTTGTAGGTAAGAAGTTCCGTGCCAATGGTCAGGACTTCGAGTTCAGCCAGGAAGAAATCAACGAACAGTTCGAAACAGTCTTCGCCAAAGCCATGGATTACACCAAGAAGATGCAGAAAATCGCTCCCTTCCGGAAGATGATTTCTGCTCTGGAATCCGAAGGCATAAGCCACGATCAACTCAATGTGGCCATTGATGCGATGAAAGGCGATAAGGGTGCCATTAAAAAATTACTGGAACAAAACAAGATTGATGCGTATGATCTGACCTCAGAAGAAGCAGATAATGCAACTCCGTATGTTCCCGGTAATTACGGAAAAAATGAAACAACACTGGCAATTGAAGAAATTACCGGTAAGATAGGCGGAGATGAAGAGTTCAAGATCACTACAAACGTCATTGACGAACAGTGGGACGGAGCTTCTCGGCAACACATTGCAGATAACCCTCAAATGATTGAAGGGCTGCACAACGACATCAAGAGCGGCTTGTACGACCAAGTAGCTCCGATAGCGATGAAAATGAAAGTGCTCGATGGAAATTCCAAATCGGACATAGAATACTACATACTTGCAGGCAACCAGTTTGCTCAACAGCTCCAGGCCAACGAGAAAGCGAAAGAAGGCCAGGATAAAGTTGATGAGTTAAACGCTGATGCACAAGGTGCAGATTCGAAGTTTGACAAGGCATCATCCGAAGCCAGTAGAAAGCGTGCAGCAGCGTCAACAGGCGTACGAGCTGACCGCAAAGGTGTTATCGACTATTTAGACGATAACGATGATGACTTCGATGAGTGGTACAAGAAGGTCCACTCTCAAATGTAAACTTTGAATATGAGGTAACCAGCTATGGTTTCTAATGTATATGGCACTACCACTCGTGCTACCGGTGATTCGACCCACGGTCAGAACACCGTAATCCACTACTACGACAAAGCAGGCGTAAAAGCCGCTAATGCTGTTTCTGTGTACGCACAGTTCGCTGATCGTAGGTCTATGCCTATGAAAATGGGTACAACTTATAAAGTCAGCAAATGGCTGCACATCTATGACCGTGAAGACGGTGTTGATGCTGATTTTGCTACCAAAGGTTACTTGACATCTCGTAGCATTCTAGATGTTACCAATGGTCTGGCCAATGACGCAGCTCTCGCCGAAGGCGCTGGTGCGGTCAACAAGCAGACCATCAAGAAAGTCACGTTGTCTACCAACTTCGCTCGTTACGGCGAAATGATTGACTACACCGACGAAGTCGAGATGTTTGCCGAAGACATGGTTCAGGTTCACTACCGCGAAGAGCTTGGCCTCCTGGCTAATCGTCGTGCAGAAGATCTGATCCAACTGGACATGCTGTCTACTACCAACATCATGTACGTAGGTACTGCGACTTCTGTCGTAACTGTTGGTGGTGATAGTGTCACTGACCTGGCTACCGATGATGACGACTCACGAGTAAGCTATGACTTGATTCGCTCTGCTGTCAAGAAGCTGGTTCGTAACCGTGCTCAGAAGAGTACTTCTATCGTAACTGGTTCTACCAAGATCGATACTCGTACAGTCAACAAAGCTTACTACGCCATAATTGGTCCGGAAGTGAAGTATGACCTCGAAACAGTTATCAAAGGCACAGTTGCTGCTAACGGTACTACTGAATACGCTTATGTTCCTGCGTACAAGTATGCTGATGCCAGCAACCTGGCTGAAGGCGAAGTTGGTGCAATGAACGATGTTCGTTTCATCGAATCTGAGTCTGCTGTTATCTATGCTGGTCAAGGTGCTGTTGCTGGCCCGACTCTGGCTGGTGATACTTACCCTGGTACTCTGTCGACTACTACTTTCGCATCTGGTGCTGCTGCAGCTACCGGCCGCTCTGACGCTGTAACTGGTGTTTACGATCGTGTTGGTGATGCCTACGGCGCTGCTGGTGACGGTACTGACGCACTTGAGTACTTCGACGTGTTCCCGATCCTGTTCCCAACCAAAGGTTCGTTTGCTACTGTCGGCCTGAAGGGTCATGGTAAGATCAAGTTCAACGCTCAATCTCCGGGCAAGATCGAACTGATCAACCCTTACGGCACACAGGGCTTCTTCAGCTACAACATGTGGTATGCAGGTATCATCCTGCGCGAAGAGCGTCTCCTGAAAATCCTGGTTTGTGCATCTGCGTAATCCAGTAACCTGAAGTGGCCCCCCTATTGAATTTGTGGGGGGCCATTTTTTTAATTAAATAACCCACGGGATTTAATGACTATGAGTAACCGAGAAGACATGATTGCAGAAGCCACAGACCTTGGTCTTAGCTTCAAAGGCAATATCTCAAACATCGCTCTGGCAGCCATGATCAACGAGTACAAAGGTTTGCCGGCACCACACAACGAAACTCCTCCTCCAAGCCCTGCTACAAAGCCTGAGGCTGAGCCGGAAGATGAAGCTGAACCCGAAGTCGCCAAGACTCCTGGGATGACAGCTGCCATGGCTGTATACGCTGCAAGGCGTGCCAAGATTATGAAATCGAAGAAGGCAGCCATGAAGACAAAGATCGTCACTCTTACGAATAAGGACAATCGTGAAAATGACGTAGCCACTACCGCTTTTCTGTCGTTCGAGAACCAACACTTTGGCCTGGCCAAGAACGTTCCCCTCGATATCCCGGTAGAGCTGGAAGTATCCCTCATCACTATTGCAGAAAGCTGCATGATCACCCTGCACAAGGATGAGATCATTGGCGGCAAGCGTACAGGCAACAAAGTACCTGTTCGAGTCAAGAAGTATGCAATCAGTTATGGCCAACAACAGCCTGATTAGGTAGACTCCGAATGGTACTTAGAATATGCTGAGTACCATTTCCTATTTCACAGAGTCTGATCCATGTATTTAACCGATGAAGCTATAACTATTAATTGGGAAATCAGCCTCACGGTAATCGATGCAGTAGTACCAAGAAGTTATTTTGACATACTCATAACACTCCCAACCGGTGAGTCTGCGTACCAGACTGACCCAACAACTGGCTACGTAGCTCCTGTTTACACTCTAACTGTAGATACCCTGGGAAACGTAACCTATACCTTCACGCCGGTCACCCCCGGTCTGCACAAAGTTGAACTTGTCGCCGGTACCAGCTCTGACTACGAAGTATTGTCGACACATCAGATATACGCTGTGTGTCCTCCTGCTTTACAAGTTGCTAGAACTGAAGCGTTTGCCAAAAACAACATAGTGGTCAAGGAATTTTGTCTAACTCCTCTGCACCTTTCCAACGTAAACTGGAGCAGGTCTAATATTTCCTGGCATACAATTAAGGCTATAGGCAGGCATGCTGATGCAGGTAAAATTGTAATTGCAGGGAGCTTTGGTGCCCCCATAGGCGGTGTGGGTTATCGAGATATAGGCGTTATGGATACTACAACCGGTGTCATAACTAATATGATTGGAGCATTGAACAGCTGCGGTGGTGCTACTGCCTTCAGTGTAGGTGGAATTGATTGTAACCGTGATACCGGAGTATACGTAGTAACTGGCACTGGATTTAGCAATGCTGCCTATCCCGCATGGCATTCTACAGATCTAACTACATGGACAGTGGGTACATACCCGGCCAATCCCGCACATGGCCTAGGTCCGGTATACTATGATCCGCAGCATGAACTGTGGTACTGGCGGGTAGCAAACACCAAACTGTATGTATCTGCTGACGAT